TCTATTACCTTGAGGGAGGTACTAGCCACCTCGATGCTACATGGAACTATGTGGCATATCGAGACGGTCAGCTCATCCTAAACGCTAATGGTGGTCTGTACGACTACTTGCACAAGCACCCTGAGTTCCCTCAAACGGATGATACATACAGCAACTATCCTGCCGGATTGTATGTGATGACTCGTAATGGTGATAACCACCTGTGGACAGAGCTTGTCGTCAAGAACTACCCAGACCCTGCGTGGGGAACTAACTCCGTACTCTCTTATGACGGCAACACTAAGGAGTTCCTGTGGGTGCCTAATGACTCGTTCGAGGGCAATGGCACGGTTAAGGTTGAGGCTGTAGATACGCCAAGGTACTTGGACTATAAGATTCAGGCTGGTGCCGGTATCACAGTGGAGAATGTCTATAACGGTAACTTTGGTCGTTTCTTGCGAATCAATGCCACCGGTACCAACCCATCTGGTCGCACATATGCTAGCACCATGTACGTGGCCAATGCCACTGCTACCTTAGCGCCTAACTTGATCGCTAGGTCGGAGTTGATTACCTTGTTTGTGCCGACAACCGACATCCGGATCATGCAGGGGGTATCTACGAAATTTGGTGCATTCGTATCGCAGGGTGGGACGGGTACTCTCTCGTTCACCCTGCGCGATGAACAGTATAGGCTTATTGCTCAGTCATATGATACCACGAACCCACTCCCGCAGGTATTTTTGGAGCTGGCGTGCGGTGTCGTCTATAATCCTGCTACAGCCGTGTCTGTGCCCACATACGACCTACTCTGTGGTGGTAGGTACTACTTGGGTATTTTGACCAATGCAAACGGACTGCAACTACTTGGTGACGAGTCTCAGCAGACCAATAATACACAACCATACTCAGCGTACAAGGTTGACAATCTACTATCAACTACCGCTGTTGCTCAGTTAACGGGCGGTGGCGAGTCCAAACTACGTCCATTTATCAGGGCACTCACTACTGTATGAGAATTAAAAAGTCTGGTATCTACTGCATAACCAACAAGCTAAATGGGAAGCGTTACATTGGATGTTCTGTTGATATAGAACGTAGATGGTACGCGCACTGCTGCGGCAAAGACCCTAATAGTGCTATATATCGGGCGATAAAACACTACGGTAAGGATAACTTTACATTTGAAGTCATCATGTACTGCTGTCAAGGGTGGTTCCCCTACTGGGAGTGCCACCTGATTGGCAAGTATAATACGATCGCACCTCACGGTTACAACCTCTGCGATGGTGGGCTCGGTACCTATACAAGGACAGAGGAGTGGCGAAAGCGGGCATCTCTGCGAAACAAAGGAAAGAAGCATACCCCCGAAGCGGTCGAGAAGATCCGCAAAGCGGCCATCGCACAAGGTGGACCTAATCTCTCGCCCGAGATACGAAAACTGATTGGCGAGAAGAACCTAGGTAAGCCAGGCAAGCGCAGAGGGACGAAACATAGTGAGGCTGCCTGCACCAAGATCCGTGAGGCTCGGGCTCTACAGGTGACTACTGATGAGACTCGCGCCAAGATGAGTGCGTCTATGCAAGGCAAGAATGTAGGGAAAACAAGATCTGAGGAGTCTAAGCAGAAAATGCGCGATGCTTGGGCTAAAAGAAAGGCAATAAAGGACTAAAAATGAAGCTAATCTCGTGTGAAAACTTCGCTCTCCAGTTTGCAACATTGGCCCTCACTGCTACTGCTGATACTGTTGTCAAGTGCGGTGCTACAGGCAAGAGGTACTACTGGACAGGCTCTGCCTTTGCCGAATACTTCGAGGTGTCTCAAGGCGGTAACATCACTATCACTCCGCTGGCTCAGACACTGCCCAAGGCATCTGTGTCCAGCCGTACTGTGATCGACACCCCGTTCAGCTTTGAGCCGATCAACAATATCAACCTTATCACAGGGTCATATGCACTGCCCGCGATAAACAACGTGTACGCTAGGGCATTCATTGCACCCCACAGTGGCAACTTCTCGCAGTTGAAGTTCCTTACCGATAACGTAGCAGGTGCATCTATCAACTGGGCTATCTACGGAGATGCAGGTGAGCTGATTGGGCAGGGTATGTCTGTTGCTGACTCCAGCTACTCTAACGGTTGGATCAGCACGGCCTTCTGGCGCGATGCGGCAGGCGCGATGAAGGCTAAGTGTGGCGTGCAATTGCTGGGCGGCAAGTTGTACTACATTGCCGTTAAGTCTGACTCCATCACTACAAAGTTCTGGGGCTTCAACAACTTACCGAATACAACCATCGGTGCAACTCGTAAGCCACTACAGGGGTGGTCTAACGTGATCCCTGCACAGTCGTCGCTGTTCCCATCAAGCCTTACGCTTAACGGTAGCAACCAGACTACATTCCCCTACTGCGAGCTAGAGATCGTGAGTGGAGTATAATATGGCACTGAAGCTGCACCCATCCTATGTTACAGACATCCAGAGCATTGGGGGTGATCTTAGCAATCTATGGCTTCGGTCGGATGTCGCGATGTTTTACGATTCGGCATCGAGCCTTGAGATTGACAACCCATGCTCAATGGAAGTCATTAACCTAGCTGACATCCGGTTCCGAGACGAACCCACCATCACGATCATTGATGAGCATGGTAATGAGCTGTATGTGACACAGCCCATGCTTGTTGATGAGACATTCGGTGCCGCTAACACATTTAATACGGGTGCCTACCTGCCTATTTCTGGAGGAACGCTTACTGGACCCCTCGCCGTAGGTGCTGGTGGAATTTCACTGTACCCCAGCGGTGGGTCTGTCACATTCGCTAACGGTACGTGGAATACGATTGGTGATGATACTAGGTTCGGTGATATCAATGTAGCTAACACGGCAGGTTTCCAGTCTACATCTAACGCCAATATAGGTTATCTGCGATTCGGTAACACAGGTACTGGTGCTACTATCGGTACAGATGGCACCAGCTTCGCTGTATCTAAGGATACTGCAATTACAGGTGCATTGGGTACCACAGGCGCGATCACTGAGGCGGGGACATTACTGTCAAACAAGTATGTAAACCAGGCTGTGCAGTATACTAACCCGACTTGGCTTGCTGCTGTTGACGCTACTACCATCAAGACAGGTACTATCGACCTAGCTCGCCTGCCTGCAATGCCATCTGCTAACACGATTGTCTGCACAACTATCCCAGCAATGAGTGCTGGAGATCAGCTACTGGTTGCACAGGGAACTGTAGTCATCGAGAGCACTACAGGCAATACCTACCGCTATTCCGGAACTGGTTCTGTTGTACTGGCCGCTAGCTATATCCAGCAGTCTGACTTGACTCCTGATTGGGCAGTCATTACTAATCGCCCTACTCTGGTCAGCACCTGGACTAATGATGCTGGGTACTTGACACCAGCTAGTGCATTAGATCCTGCAAAGATTAGTCAGAATACTAGCTACAGATTCGTAACTGATGCAGATAAGGCAGCATGGACAGCCAAACAGAATGCTCTCGGTAATGCAAGTGCAACTGTATCTGGTATCCTTACAAGCACTGATTGGGCGATATTCAATGCGAAACAGCCAGCAGGTAGCTATCTAACCCCTACCAGCCAATTAACATGGAATAACGTAATTGATAGACCTACTACATTATCAGGCTACGGCATTATGCCGTCTGATACTATATTTGACACTAGGTACCTAGGTAAGACGGCTACTGCTGTTTGGGCTAATGGAGCCGACAAGATTCCTATGCATATGATAGCTGGAGTATATTTTGACGGTACTGCCGACATTGATATTCCATATGCAAATCTAACTGGTAAGCCTACTACTTTTGCACCATCAGCCCACGTTCATGCAGCTACCGATGTAACCCAGACAGCGTCATATCGCTTCGTGACCGACACGGAAAAGGCTACTTGGAACGCTAAGATCTCTGCTAACCAGACGATCACTCTGTCCGGTATCATTACGGGGTCGGGTACTACAGCTATCACTACTGCGATGGCAGATGGCGCATTGTCTATCGCTAAGACTAGCGGGCTACAGACTGCACTTGACGGTAAGATTGCACTCACATCTCCTATCACTGGATATGTAGTAGGAACGAATGCGGCACTTGCAGCAACTGATACTGTTCTGGGGGCTTTCAATAAGATTCAAGCTCAGTTGAACGCCAAGCAAGCATCTGGGTCATATTTGACAGGTAACCAGACTATCACTGTATCCGGTGATGCGACTGGCTCTGGAACTACAGCTATTGCGCTTACACTAGCAAGCACAGGCGTAACGGCTGGGACTTACGCCTCGGTTGGTAACTACATCCCTACCATCACAGTTGATGCAAAGGGTCGCGTAACTGGTATTGCTAACATGGCAAATACCCCAGCATGGTCTGCTATTACAGGTAAGCCTACTACACTAAGCGGCTACGGGATCACGGATGCTGCGGCTTCTGGTCACACTCATACTATCGCTAACATCACAGATAATGCCGCCCTTGTTCAAGGCAACAACGCGAATACAGGTGCTCAAGGTAAGAGAACAACTGCACTTAGTAATGTTGTTGGAGCATTCCAGAGCAATCTACCGTCCGGTTTCTACGATGGTAATGCCACGGACACTCCGAATGCTAACTGGTGCCACTTAATCAACAGCACCCACAACAACTCATACTCAGGTAATCAATATCAATTCCAAATTGCGGCATCCTTCGACAACAGTATATCTACATTGCTTAACTCAGGTAATGGTAATTGGGGTCGAGAGAACTATTTCGTAAGAACATTGAATACATCAGGTGCAGGTGCATGGAGAACACTATGGCATTCAGGTAACTTCACTCCCGGAAACTACCAGCCAGTTGAGAACCAGAGACTAAGCACCTCAAATGCACCTACATTTGCTGGAATCACAATAAATGGATCTGTAGTATCTCAAGGGTTGAATGCACAAGCTGGATCAATCTTCACCAGCAGTTCAGTTACAGGTAACAGCTTCATTAAGTCTGGTGGAACTGCGGCACAATTCTTGAAGGCTGACGGATCTGTAGATAACAACACATACGCCACGACTGCGGCTCTTGGTAGCTATCAGCCCAAGGAAGATCAGAGACTGAGCACTACTAATGCTCCTACTTTTGCGGCATTAACTGTTGCAGGTGAGTATATTGACTTCACAGCTATCTCCTCATGGGAAATGGCGACTGTTCAAAGCCACGCCCATAGTAACATAGCTAACCTGAATACTATTACTCAATCGTTAGCAACTACAGCAGTTCCTACGTTTGGTGGTCTGTATACTACAGGTACTATTAAAGGTGTTCAGCGCCCAGATGTTGACTTTGGTACTACAGTGTACGCTACATCTACAGGATCTCGTTCTGCACTATCCAATGGCACTAATTCGGTAAAGATCAATCGTTGGCAGTATTCAGGGTTCACTGGATATATTGGTAGTAATACTGCGTTCTTCGGCATGACGCAAGATCACCAGAACGATATTGGTGGGCAGTTATCTATTATTGCTGGCGGCACTGGTACATCACACATTGGATTCTTTGCAGGTACTCCAACATTATTAGCTTCTGGTTCTGGTTCTGGTTGCTATCAAGCACCATTAGTAGGAACTTGGAACTCAACGGGTTTGACTGTCAACGGAACACTAACCGTTGCAACATCGATCACCACTGGAAACGGTTCTACCTTCAATGGCGACATCACTGTAACATCTTGTTCCTATATCAAATATGCTAGAATAAATGCTACTTGGTCAGGTAGCGGATCTGAAACATTTGTCTGTTCCGGTAATGGTAGATTCACTGACTATTTGGCAGTCAATGGTCGAATGTACTCTAATGACTGTCAGATCAATGGAGTAGCATTTGGTTCTGGTGACATCAATAACTGGAACTCCTGCTATGACTATGCAGTGTCAAAGGGCCGCATTGGCATGGACGCATACACTGGCGAAGATACTCTAACTTGGGCTTCTCGTAATAGTAGAGGTAATCACTTTGGTCGTATACATAATACATCGGGATGTCCAAACTACTTCAATTTCTTACAGATCAAGGAGACATCTGGAACAGTATTCGGTGCTATTGGTCATGCCGCTGACGGTAACTGGTATGTTGGTAGAGCTACATCTGGGCAGGAGATTAGCACTTACTATATTGTCTGGACTACTAAGGACATATCAATTGCCGCTAGAGATAGCTGGAATACATCAACTGCGCGAGTTGATAAAATAGCTAACTACGCAAATGCTTACGGCATCGACCGACTGTACCGTAGAGATGCAACTACTGTATCTAACAAGTATTACATCTACAATGCTTGGGCTACTGGTCAGTGGTGTGGTAATGCTTGGAGAATTAGTTCCGCCAATGAGCACTCCGATGGAGAATCTGGTATCACGACTACTCTGGTTAACTATGCTGACCTATCAAACCGTACATACTACCTAAAGGCATCAGGTGGAACGAATGTAGGTGCGAATGTCGATACTGGGTTTGCCCCTAATGAGTCTGGTCTGTGGGCGGGGTCTATTGATGCTCCAACAGGTACTGCTCCATTTGGTAGTGCTTGGACATGGATGCAGGAATGGGGTCATGCTGATTCCAACTGGAGAACTCAATTAGCTTCTGCGTATTTCTCTGACAACATGGCCTATCGCCGTAAGAACAACGGCACTTGGATGTCTTGGAGATACTTGTTGTCAACTAATGCCGCAGGCGAGTTTGACAATATCAATTTGAAGATTCCCGGAAATAAGACGTTCACTATTGATGGCGATATGATCTCAAATAAGACCATTAGCTATACAGTAGCCGGTTCAGACTTGACTGGCGCAGGGCCTTACAATATCGGACCTCTTGATCGTAACGTGCTTGCGTGTCCAGTTGCAACATCCATAGTAATGCAGACTCACACGTATGCTTACTTTAAGATAATCAATGCAATTGGCGGAACTGTAGCAGTTACAGCCGCAGGTGGAGCTACAATGAAGCGTGGATCGGGGGGGACAGCAACACAAGTAAATGTAGGAGCAGGTCAAACTATGATTATAGGCTACACACCCGGCTTTGGTTTCTACTTCGGGTACTTGTACTGATGTGTGTGGTCCAGCTACGCTATTTGGGTGCTGATCTAACCGCAGCGTTTGGTAACTATGTTCGTGATGGTTACTAAATACTGGTATGAACATCAAACTTGTTAATGCCGAGTATAATGCTGTCTATGGTCTCCTTGCTTCCTTTGAGGGTCCTGCTGGTGCTGTCGTTACAGCATCTAAGCTGATCGATCAGATGCGTAGTAAGGTTGACGAAGGTAAGGCAGAGTCCATTGAGCTTGAGGTAGAGCCGTATCAGCTTGAGAGCGTGCTGGAAGGTGTGAAGGCTGTAGTGACTGCTGGCAAGATTAAGGCCACAGACATTGATGCGCTGACTAGCATCTGCGGGCTGATTAAGCTCCGTAAGGCGTTTGGTTCGTTCCTCGATGCCTTCGTTGCACCCAAGGAGTCTACCATTGAGATCGACGCATCAGTTGATCTGGATGTAGACTAATAGTGGCAAGTGGGAGCCACTTGCACTAAATGTATGTATGGCTCCCGCTACTCCCTATGAACACCTCCTGCTGGACAACATCCTGCATCAGTTACAGGATCTGAACCACTCGGTAGGGCTGCTCAATCAGGATGTAGCTACTATCAAGGCCAAGCAGACTACGATTGAGAGTCAGATAGTGGCTCTCACAGCCCCGAAATCACTAGAGCTAGGTAAGTATGTGGGACTCGCGAAGTACGTTGTCCCTGTACTCCTAGCTCTCTTTTTGGCTATCTCGCAAGCTATTGCCCCGACACCGGAGAAGCAAGGTATGCTCGCAGTTGAGCGTAAGCGTGCGATTGAGCTAATCAAACAATTACCAGACACGAGCGGAAAATGAAGAACGCACTCAACTTGATCCTAGACTTCTTTCGGGCAGGCACAGACGCTAGCTCCAAGCGACTGACGATGGTACTGAGCTACTTGGTGTGTCTAACTCTATGTATCATCGCGGTCACATTCCATGTACCCATCGAAGGCAATGTGGTAACACTACTTCTTGGGTGCTGTGGTGTATCTACCACAGGATATGTGATGACAAACAAGAACGAAGTTAAGAACATTGACGCAAAGGATGAAGGCTAATGGCTTACCAACTTAGATTCTACCACGAACAGGAATTTTTGCCTGATGGCCATGAAGACGTCAGTGTCATGGACGAGCGTATCCTCAAGCTAGCGGATGATGTACGGGCGCTGCTTGATGTCCCATGCACTATCAATGCTGGTGGTCGTCAGTATTGTGGCTGGCGTCCTAATGACTGTCCTATCGGTGCGAAGGCTAGCTACCATAAGCTAGGCATGGCTGTAGATCTTCACCCACAGGGTATGAGTGCTGATGATGCCCGTACTATCGTTCGGAAGGCTGTTGCTGAAGGATTACTTCCGGAACTGGGTGGCGTTGAACTTGGTGTCTCGTGGCTACATATAGATGTACGCCCTAGACTAGGCAACAAGGTATTGTGGTTCCATGCTTAAAGAGCTAGCTGTCGGAGCGGCAATGGCACTTGCTGTTATAGGTGCCCTAGGAACTACAAAGGAATGCTCTAATCCGGTAGCGTCTCGCATCGACACGGTCATCATACACCGCAACGATACCATTAGAGTGGTAGACTCGGTACTGGATGTCCGTATAAAAAGGATCAAGGTAGCCCCAGATACGGTCGTTATCGCTACCTTCGACACCTTGTTCCAGGATACAGGTCATACAGATTCCGTGAAAACGACTGTCTACGCTGAGCGCAGGTGCCTGGAAGTAGTGGATAGCCTAGCTGCTTGCCAGAGTAAGCTCGCAGTCGATGACAGGGCGTTCCATCAAATTGATACTGTAGTAGTTAGAGAAACTGCACCACTCAAGCAAAGGTTGCTTGATGCAGGTACAGGTATACTCATCGGACTAGGATTAAGGAGTCTATACTAATGCCGAAGCCTAAGAAACTGACAGCCGAAGAACTAGCAGGACTAGCCGCAGACAGGGGTAACCTAAGCATCGGTGATATGCTGTTCCCTCGCTCGTCTGCTTCCCAAGATACTACCCGTAAGGCGTTTCTATGGAACGCACTGAAGGACGTAGCTAGCCTCCCTGGTCGTGGTGCTATTGGTGCATCTACCGCAGCATTGGCTCCGTTTGATGGTCAGTCGGCACGGCAGGCACTCGTTGAAGGGCTAGCTCGACCTACAAGCAACACAGGTGAGTTGTCTGACATCTTTGTGGATGCAGTCAAAGATCCTATGAACGTCATCGGTGAAGGTGTTGCTGTTACAGCAGCTAACCTTGCTCGTGGCGGTAAGTTAGCCAAGGGATTAGTTCGTGCGGCATCTATGGGTGGTGCTGATGCTGGCGCACAGGCGATGAACGGTGGACCTATTGACTGGAGACAGTCTCTAGCAGTAGCTGGATCTGACATTGCTTCCGGTATCATGCGCCCTGGTGTTGCCAAGATGTATGATCGTCCTGCTCACGGAGAAGGTGTACCGCTGGAAACTCTGCTCAAGCGCAACCCAAAGGGTAGCTGGCGTAGGCAGAACATGGATGAGTACATGAAGGATAGTGATGTCATCGACTATGATGGCAACCCGCTATTTGTTTACCACGGTGCCGCAGGTGACTATACTCACCTTAAACCATCCCCCGAAGGTGCTTACGGGCAGGGCATCTATACCACAGATCGCCCTAAGATCGCCTCGGGATATGCTAATGGTAAGCGTGCAGGCGATGCACCGCAAGTCTATCCTATGATCTCCAACGCCAAGGATCTGTTTGACTTCGACAGTCCGGCTGACTGGGAGCGGTTGAAGCGTGCATTTCCCATGCCGGAAGAGGCTGAGCGGTTGGCACTGCTGAAGAAGACCAATCCCAATATGCAGAACAGCCGAGTATATAACTCCATGCTACAGCTACTAGATGACGCTGAGATGGACGCTATGCCACACGAACTGGCACGGAGAGTCAACCTATCCGAGAACGTAATGTCTGATCGTATCCGTGCTATGGGTCACGAAGGTATGCGGTACAAGGACATCGGTAGCCTGCCCGGTAACAACTACAACTACTTGATCTTCGATCCGAAGAACTTGAAGTCAGTTAATAACCCCGGAACATGGGGCAAGATGAACATGGATGAGCTAATGGGCATTGTGGGCTCTAAAACAGAAAAGCCCGGACTTGCATCTGGGCTTGCTCGAAGAGCACTGGGACGAGCCGAGACTCGCTATATCGACTCGCTCAAGACAAGGTAAACTCGTCACTGCCCTCACTGGGGTTATAGTTGAGTCCGTTAGCTGCACATGACCAGTACATGAGCGTATTAGTCGGAGGTGTGAAGCCTAGTGCCTCGCACCTCCGTAGCATTGTACGCAGGAACCAGTGAGACTGACCGCAACCAAGAGTGTACGAGATGCTGTATAGGATACGTGTGATGCGCAACAGGTTGTGGTTGTAGGCATTCGCCCAGTGGTCGGTCGCGAGGAAGTAGTTGACCATACGCGCCAGCCCACGCATGACTGTATCCACTGCCGCACTGTCTGCTTTGATTGCATCGACATTGTCATGCGTCAAGAGCGGAGCATCTGGGTTGACTGGCGAGGGGACGAAGAGCGGGAAGGCGACCTGTACCCAAGTATGATTGCGCTCCAGCCAGTTGTTGTCCGCCTGCTGGATTGCATCAAGCATATCTATCGTGCGCTGGATTGCATTGTACATTGTCGTCTCCCGTGTGCAGATTGCTTATGTTATACGTTAACTGGGTGAGATAAGTTGATGAGACTGCCCGCTTCCGTCCGCACTGTGCCATCAGCATTGTACATATGGGTGTGGGTGTACTGCGCTTGGTACGATGCTTCGCTCTTTAGTCCAGCAACCATATCACGCAAGGCTACCATCTCTTCCGACAGCTTGATGACAAGCTCCGTTGCTTCCCTGTTGATCTCATCATAGGTAGCCACGATCTTGTTCAGTCTGTCGATCTCGGCCTGCTGTGCATTAGCGTACATCTGTAGCTTGTCAAGCAACTCCGATAGCTCTGCTGTCGTCCATACCCGCACAGTTGCTGTTGCTGGGTCATGTAGGTCACGTTGTGCCTGCTGTGCTGTCCTTATCTGATCTGGAGCCCCAAACAAGCTGTTAGCCATGTTACTGTATGGACCCGTAATCATCGCTTGGGTAGCTCTTGCTTGTGCCTCAGCTAGGCTACGCTCATTCTGCCTTGCCGCACGGAATCTCTCGTATTCCGCCATCCGCTCCTCGGCAGTCTCCATGCCCTGCCGTGGGTACATCTGCTCTAGCTCTGACCGAGTTACGACTGGCCGATATGGCATCATGGACGATAGCCTGTCCCATAGGCTATCAGAACTAGGCATTAGTTACCGCCATGCTGTGAGTAGGCTCTGCCCACAACTGAGCACTGCATCTACGAGCGTGCTCCAAGTCACTCTCACCTTCGCGGATGTCCCACTTGTCCCAATCATCTTGGGTCATCTCAGACCTGATGCGGGCGATGGTGTCATCCACTGTACCGTACATCTCCTCGTAGCGGATGGGTGCGTTGTCATCCAGCTCGCGCTCGATGCAGTTGGCAATGGTCTGGATCAAAGGGAGTGCATTGGGGTTGCTCATATTGGGCTCCAAAATGGAAAAGCCACTTGGATGATCCCACTCCGCTGGTACTAGAGTAGGGTCCAAGTGGCCTCAAAGTCTTCAAGATCGGTACCAGCGATCTCTTATACATAGAAGGTAATCACAAACTTGGACGAATCCAAGCACTTTCTGCACAAAGACAAAACTTAATTCACGTTAGAGGCAAGAAGTAGCATGAGCATGAGCTGGCGTTGCTCCTCATCTCTGCGTTCTCTGTCTAGTCTCTGTCTCTCTTCCTCTTCGCGGCGCTGTTTATCAGTCATTGATGATGATCCAGTCGTCTGCCTGTAGGTCAGACACGGACGGTACCCATGTGTTGAGCTGACCATGACTGAAGATCACGAAGAATGGCATGAAGGTACCTACACAGGGATTGATCTCCCGCACCCTGAACTCTTTGTCAGAGTACAGGTCGATCCTGCGTACCCACATTCCTTTGCCATTCCAGCCGACCCTTTGAATCTTAGCTCCGTCCTGTACCGCAAGCAGTGCATCAGAAAAGTTAGCCATTATCGCGCTCCTGGAATCTTGAGTAGCTCGCAGATGAGAGCACTCACATCATCTGCCGTGCCTCGCACCTTGACAACCTCACCGTTAGGCAAGGTCAGGTTGACACAGGGTTCGTTGATTGCAGTTGTTGTCCCCGGAATCATGCGAACACCCGGTACTCTAGGCTAGCCAGTGTAGGCATCAGATAGCGATCCCAGATCACTTGGTTGGTGTCGCCCTTACCAACACTAATGTGGATGGCGATATTGTGATGGGAGTAGGTACACCTGTCATAGACCTTGTCCAGCAGTAGCTGTGGGTGCTCTGCCAGCCTGTCGATCCTCTCTGTCATTACCTCAAGGATCTTGTCCTTAATGTCCTGGTCAGATGGTGCATCGGTGGCTACTCGCTCGTCCGTGTAGACATAGATCCAGCGAGGTGTGGGATTCTCATCAGTGCCGAAGGTGGCGTATACTCTGTACATGGTTATCTCCTTGGTTGTGTTTAAGCATCTCGTCCTTATATTTCTTACCTAGTTGGAGATAGCTGTGCAAAGTATCCCACATACGATCATCGGGTAGATTAACTATAGCGGTTAATTGTCCTAACATATAGCGTTCACCACCACCGAACGGACCTTTAGCCACCATACAACGCATGACAAAGATAGCATCAAGCTGCTGGAGCACCCAGTGGCCCGGAGTTAACGATGTCTCTGGTTGACACCACCCGTACCCAAGATCCAGTACCTCAGCCTTGTGCGCATGGATGAGATGGACTAGACGCCATGTATCATAATCCCGTGGTAAAAATAGCCTAGCTAGTATACGCCTTATACTCATTAGCCCCTCCGTTGAACTCTACCTACATAGAGATTAAGCATTTTCTGGTGCGGTAAACCAATCTTCGAGCTGAAAAAGGGCCTCATCATCAGAAATAGTGGCTGCTGGTAGAGCACCTATCAACAGCCAGTTAGTCGTAGTCAGTAGCTGGTCTTCATCCATGCACCATATTTACCTAGTCGTCCGGGTCAGTGCCAACTAGCGTCCATGCCAGTCTCCGTGTGCCTCTCATGTACAGAGCAACAGGCTCCGGGAAGCTCATTGCCTGCTCCCACATAGTCGCTACGGACTCCGGTGTCTCCGGAAGATAGCAGCCATCACCTGTCTCTATCTTGCCACCGACTGCTGTATATAGGCGAGTTGGCTGGGACAGTGTGTCGATAATGCTACCATCCTCCTTACGCAAGATCGGGAGGAAAGCGAAGTAGGCCATCGGGTGACCTGCGATCTTGGTGATCTTAGGCATTAGTATGCTCCTAGATTAGCGAATGCCTTGGTGGTTGGTTTAGTGGCATCTGGTGGAAACTGCTGGCGATTGGCACCGAAGTTAATGACTAGCTGCTGCATGGCTTTGTCATTGCGGTGGCCGACAACGATCTGATAGACCTCATCGTAAGACCAGCACCACACACCGTTGCAGTTGGATGCCAGCATACGGGCAACCAGACTACAGTAATGGTGGTAGCTCTGCTCGCCTGCGGACTGAGGCAACGCAAGCAACTGCTGATACTGGTACTTGCGGATGCGGTTGATGTACTCTAGTGGCTCTGGGTTGTAGTAGCCACGGACATCCTTGCTTGCCCTCCGAGCTGGTAGCCGCTGGATGTCTGGTCTACTTGCAATGGTCTCCTTGACCATATCCAGTGAGTATCGTACTGTGTCTGCAATGTTGTACCCGCAGACATAGTTAGGTCCACGGTTGGGCCTAGCTTGGTAGTTACGCATACTTGTTGGATCGATGCCCTCGAAGTAAGCGACAAGGGCAGCTTGGCCTTGCGGTGTGTAGATCTCGCTAAAGGGGATCTCCTCCTGCAAAGGTAGCACAACCTTGAACTTGTGTGTGGCACCATCAACGAGGTGATTGACACTGGCGTACCAGTAATACTCAAGATGCCTGTACTGGTTGTGGAACTGCACTGGAGTAACGCCACCATCGTAGTCCAAGATCAGGGCATATATGGTAGTGATGTTGTCTAGCTTGCGCTCGTTACCTTCCATGCGGGCGAACATCCACAAGGGGCAGGATGCCTTGGGTACCGAGTAGGTTTGGTCGTACATGGTGTCCAGCAGGATACCGATGCCGTCACCGTACTGCTGGACGGAGCTAGCGTGCTTGTTGTCGATCATTAGCATGGGATTACCTCAGCCACTCGGCGTGCTGCCTGCTGTGCATGGAGAGTGTCAACCGAGAAGTGTGTGATGTCCATCGAAGCAATTCGCGACTGCTCCCTGTCCCTACGGTCAGAGTTGTACTCCTGTGTGCCCACATCAGCGCGGCCAGATACATCGCGGAACTTGAGTCCAAGCACCTTAGCGTGCGCGTAGGTACGGACCAACACCTCGGGCCAGAAACGCTGCACATCCGGTACGATCTGATTGATGTTGAGCTTGTGGATCGGGTTGTACTTGCCAAGCGACCATGCAGCGTACCGATCGTACACATCCTTGAGCGGCAACCGCGCATCGGGATCAATGGTGCAGTGTTCCTTTGCCCATGTCTCGAACGAGGACTCAGGAATGTAAGTGTCCTGCTCTGCGATCAGCTTACGGTACAAGTCAGTCTCTGCGCTTGTGATGGTGTACCCATTGGGTAGGGTCTCGTCAATGCAGGACCACATCATGTGGATGTTTGTAGGATCGAAGTAGATTGCATATGCCTCGGGCTCTACATCTGACGGTACTTCGCGACTGCGCAGTCCGACATCAAGGGCGTAGAGTCTGCGAGCCATACCACCAGTGCGGTCAGGGAAGACATCCTTGATGCTGTGGTTGGTGCTACCGACAAAGGTAGCTTTAATCTTGTTGGACTCAATGGACATCGAGTGCATTCTACGGGTGTTGTTGGTCTTGCCCGTCACAAATGCTTTAGCGATGTTGAGGCGTTGCACCTGCTGGGTGTCTGCTGTCTGGCTAACTGCGATCTCGTCAAGGTTATAGACATAATACTTGGCGAACATACGAGCACCGAAGGCATCCCACATGGTCTCAAGCGTGCCCTTGGGTACATAGAAGGCAGGTCCGAGGCACTCGAACAGCATATGGAAGCCGTGAGTCTTACCTGTGTGTGGTGCGCCCGTCTTGATGAGAGCAACCGATGCACCGGACACATGGTCAGTATTGATGCCAAGCAGGCGGCACTTGACTTGCCACATTGTATGGCAGATCATGCGATGGGTCACATCGGCATCGTTGCGCATCCTGTACGCAGTATGTAGGGCATCTGTCATCTTACGCAGGTGCAGTTGCTTCTGCTCAGGCGTAAGACCGAAGTCACGGGAGATGTGCTCACGGACGGATACCAGCAAGTTGTCAGTCATCTCCATGCTGTCCTTGGCCATGTACAGGGGGATGAGCGCAGGGATGAGCAGTGTCTGCTTGCCTGTGATCTTACGCTCGTGTACCTTGGCAGTGATGAGCTGCTCAACCTCATCAGCATCGCGATCCATGTCATTCTGCCGCCATGCACCGTCCACATAGGCCAAGTTGAGCGACTTGCGCAGGCTAACATACTCTGCGTAGACAGCACTCTCGTCAACAGGGGCACTGGCAAGGTGGTGCTCACGGGCGGCATTGAGGTAGCTGTCGGCCTCGCGGTCACTGATGCCAAATACATCAGCGATCTCTGCAAGTACCTTGCGCTCGACACCTGTACCATTGATCTCACGACTACGGTACTTGATACGTGAGCGGGAGACCTTACCGCAGAGGGAAGTGATGATGGCCTTGGTTAGGTCGTACCCCGGAGTCTCGGCGTCAATCTCGGCCCGCAGGTCGTCTTGGAGCTGCCCGTTGTTTCGCCACGCCTTGATGGCGATACCTCTACCTGATGCCCACACATTGAGTGACTTGGGCTCAGTCCTCTCTTCCACGCAAAACTCAACGTACTGTGTGTACCGAGTTACTGTTGGCTGGTCCTCTACAAGGGAAGCGGGATCAAATGCACCGTTGCTTGCGGCCTGCTGGATCATGTCAATCAAACTCATCTTATACCACCTTAGAACACAATGAAGCCCTTGGTCAGCGGTTGGTAGTTGCAGCTACTAACATGACCAAGGGCTTATGGGGAGTATCCCCTCAATTCGTACTGACCTGCTGCAACAGGCTTACAAAGAGAGATTGTTGCGCTTTCTCGCCAATTCTGTCTTTGTGGTCGCCTTACACGATTTACTGTACTCAAGCAGAGTACAGGTGGTGTTTCGGCTGATGAGGAGGGATGAGATAGGATGCTGGTATGGATGAGGTAGTGCGGCCTACTCCGATGAGCCCCGCGTATGGAGTACAAAGTAAGACAAGAATCTCGGATGTCAAGCAAAATCTAAGGCAGTGTACCAACACACAGGATGAAACTGAAACACACATGAAACAAACTGTTGATAAGTATGTTTCTGGGAGTCATGTGGTACCCAAAATCAAGCTCAAAACTCCCTATACAAATGATACACTACATACTCATAGGAAGTGTGTTTTTTAAGTTGGTAATGTAAGTGACTCCCATGGCTCCCATACACATTTGAGCATAAGCATAATTTATGGGTCAGCGTGGCTACCAACATCTGTGAACAAAATGTGCATACCTCTAGAGTAAGAGGAGTACATGATGCCCACAGATCCAAAGCCCAAGAAGACACCGAAGCCACCCACCAAAGAGGCAAAGCCTCGGAAGCTCAAAGAGCTGACACTTGCTGCTAGTGACACCGAGCTACCTGCCAGTGGTTCTTGCCGTGACATGAGCCCAGAGGAGGCCATCGCTGATGGCTACTGGGGTTGCATATACCAGATCACCTTGGCACTACCGTCCAAGATCGGTATCCCTCTGTACTATACGGGGAGCAAGGGCTTCGGGCCACAGACCAAGACCAAGTCCGGTGAACTAACTGCTGCGGCTACTACATGGATGACCTACACTAGCTCGTCAGACGATGTCAATGCTAAGCTAGCTACCGGACTCTACACGGTCCAGTGGAGCATCTTAGGCTACGGGAGGAGCAAGGGGCAGTGCTTGGCCATTGAAGCGGCTCTGATAGCCCACAGCGTCAAGCAGTACGGGACAGGCCGAGTGCTGAACAAAGCTCAGGTTGGTGGGGGGAAGCTCACAGGCTACCGGAGTAAGTACAGCAAAAGGAAATCTGCACCGAAGAGCAACATTCGCTTCAGTTGACTTTACATTCAGCCCCTGCTCGCCTATACTTCCATACACAAGCACAGGAGTCAACAATGGCGCGTTGGGTAGTAGGAAAAGGCATCAATGACATAGTCAATGGTTCGCTCGATCATAAGGTAGCTTACTCTGTCTGGAAGAATATGCTGATCCGATGCTACGATCACAAGTACCAGCGCATGAGGCCATCGTACATTGGTTGTAGCGTAACCCTGGAGTGGTTGACATTCTCAGTGTTTCTGGTCTGGTTTAAGGCTAACCACAAGGATGGTTTTCAGCTTGACAAGGATTGCTTGATACCAGGAAATAAGCTGTATAGTCCAGATACGTGCGTCTTCGTACCTCCCCGAGTCAACTCGATCCTAACAGATCGCGCTGGCGCTAGAGGACCCTACCCGTTAGGTGTAAACTGGAACACAGCCGTCCTGAAGTTCGTGGCAAAGGTTACTGCGGGTGATGTTCGCCAGCACTTAGGGTGCTTTGACACAGCAGAAGAGGCCCATGCAGCCTATCGAGTTGCTAAGAGGGCTGAAGTGAAGCGCGTAGCCATCGAAGCCTTCCTTAACAATGAGATCAAGTCTGATGTCTATCTAGCCCTAGTTCGTAGGGAGTTCTAACTTTTTTTTTCGTTTGATGGTGTAAATCATAGGTAGAGGCCAACATTTGTTGCAACCTCTTCCTATAGGGACTTCCCCTGTACATCACAACCAAAGGGCATAGCCCTACAAACGAAAGATCAAACCATGTCGCTACTCAATACTATCCGCACTGCACAGACCTTCGTCGCTCGCAAGCCCCTTGAGCTTGGTGACTACCCCGTTGTCATCACTGAGGCTGCATACGGAGAGGGTCAGACCAAGGGAAAGTACCGCATCCTATTTAAGGTGCAGGTCACTGAGGGTGAGTTTGCTGGCTCGCTGGCCAATGTCTACGCTTCCTTCCCCGACAATCAGGAGCAGGTTGCTCGCGGACTCAAGCCATTCGTCAACAGCTACCTGGCTGCTGGCGGTTCCGAGGCTCGTCTAGAGCAGGACGCTGAGTCTCTTGAGGAGGTCGGTGCTAACCTTGCCGCAGCCATGACTGTCGGTATCCGCAAGGGCGCTAAGTACCTCGGCACACTGTCCATCCGCGCTAACAGCAAGGACGAGACCAAGCCCTGGAAGAACTTCGTGTTCCCCGACGCTAGTGAGGCAGTTGCACCTCTCGATATGCCCAAGGCTACTGCCGCCGAGCAGGAAGCGTTCGCCAAGGCATAATTAGGTTGACAAACATCAACGGATAGGTTATATTCTAATCTGTTCGTTGATGAAGTTAGGTACCAAGCCCGTAGTGTGGAGAGCCCATGCTACGGGTTCTCTGTTTTGTACTAACTTCTTGTATGACTAATCCGTTTCCTCCCTTTGTTTGTGACCCTGAGTGCGGTGGCCAGTGCTGCCGCAATGTCGGTATGATTGATGAGCTACCCTCAACTGATGGCATATGCGACCACCTGCACACGGGCAAGTGCTCAATATACGATACTCGTCCTATGGTGTGTCGGGTAGACGATGCCTTCGCATCAGGTGCTTTTGGTGACTTGTCTCATGCCGAGTACATGGCTATTAACTATGCACAGTGCAAGAGACTAAAAATAATTAGCTAGACGAGGCATAAATAGAGGGTAATAGTCATAATATGTGACAATCTCTATACATGAGCATCGAACTAACCAAGGCCCGTATCGCACTAGCGCACGCCACCGAGATTAAGCATCAGATCCGTCTGATGGTTGATACTGGTATGGCTACTCCGTTGGACTACAGCAATGCAGTGCTTAATTGGATCGATGCCGTGGAAGAGGTAATGACACTTGAGCACCAAGAGCGCGATACAAATAGTTGAAGGAGTATCCCATGAGTAATAGATACGCAGAGCATGACGATAATATGCGTCAGCTAAGCAAGCAGGAGCAGACCAAGTTGATGTGGGATTACCACTCTGACGCTGGCTTGCAGTTGATCTACCCCACCTTTGCACTGTTTGTCGAGGCACGCACAGGTGTCCGGATTGGTGGTATCTAATGCAGCAGTCTGAAGGAGGAGAGCAGACCGTTACATTGATGGATGTGCTCAACAGCATTAAGCTGGACACATTCGAGGGATGTGCTGGTACGATTGATGGGATCACATATGACATCTCCAAGACAGCATCTAGTGTATGGCTGTCTATTCCGATGCAAGGTACATGGCAGGAGATGGTACACAATAATATCAAGCGCATGGAGTCTCTGATGGTCCGTGATGGCTTTGATGCTGCTGATGTCAATGTCTCTGTGCCGTATGCTGGAGTAGGGTATTCGCTAGTCGTCAAGATCAGCAAGTACAAGGCACCCGAGCAGCCTGCAATCGAGTACGCTGAAACAGATAATCAACCAACACTTTCCTCTACTCGTAAGCGCAGGGGGTAAGTCATGGGCGTCAACAGGCGAGATATTGATTTCGATAAGGCTAGTCTGTGTGACGCCTCTAACTTCTTCTTCGACCCCGTCCGTGGTACGGATCTGATGGAGCAGTTTGTATTGACAGGTGTACCTTGTGATGAGCTATTAGAGATGGTCCAAAAGCTATATGTCAAGCTGACACGGCATCCGGATTACAAGGGATATACGGACGAGATCAAAGAGGATATGATATCCACTGCTTATTATGAGTTCCTCAAGTATGGCCATAACTTCAAGGCCAATAAGGCGAGGAATGGCGCATATACATTTCTCCAATGGAACGCCCGTAACTCATTTAATAGGGAGCTTAAAAAGCACTACCGTAATCGAAACCTCAAGGAAGCACTAGCTGAGCCGGAGGTAATAGAGGAATGGCACAGGCTGTACGCAGACAATCTGCTTGCTGACCGTGATGAGGTTCTGTCTGATAGCTAATTTTAGATAGCGAGGTCACTTGCTATCTAAATGCTATACATGGAAAAGAAGACTAGACTCGGATATCTGGCTGGGTTGCAGAGGGACCTAGCCATCGCAAAGGCAGAGCATCTGCATCCCGCTATTATTGATGAGCTTGAGTCTCGCATCGAGGCACACAAGCAGTACAAGCGCGACTACCACAAGCGCACATACAAGAGTCGTTGCTGTGACGTACCGCAGGCTGAGACTCTTGCTATCGTCAATGCCGCTGCTGGGATCATCTAATGCAGATGGTAGACCAGTCTAAGGCTGCGGATACGCTGGCCGAACTACGCGCAAGTATGGAGCAAGCAACTGCTGTGCGTAGGCAACAGGCAAACCTTGCCGCATTGAGTCCTATTGGAGTGGCACCTACCACGCCAGCTCCTATCGCTCCCGTGAAGAAGAGCAGGCATCGCAAGGTAGCTAAGGTAGCACAGGACCTTGTCAAGGATGCTGGTATTGCAGACAAGGCACCTACCGATGTAGCTGTTAAGGGCAAGAGTTCCCGCCCACGTAAGCCACAGACACCGGAAGAGCTGGCGGCTAAGGCGGAGGCGAAGAAGGATGTCCGTAATACAAGAGGCCAGTTTGCTCCTGGTAATACTGCCAACCCACACGGTCGTACAGGAGCTGCTGGTACAGGTGGTGTATCGATGCGCTACTACTTCGAGCAGTTCTGGAACCGTCTTAACGACCAAGAGCGAGAGAGTATGTGGCAGGCGCTGTTCCAGAAGGCAGCGTATGGTGACATTGCCGCAAGTAAGCTCCTGCTTCAGTTCAACCGCGAGCTGGATCAGCCTGTCATGCAGGTTGAGGCTGACCAAGGTGTGCGTATCAGCTTGACCGTACCACAGCGGGATGAGTAATGCCTGATACTTTTGTATTTGAGCCTAACCAGAGCCAGATGCGCCTTCTTGCATCCAATGCCGATGTCTGCCTTTACGGTGGTGCGGCTGGCTCGGGCAAGAGCTTGGTCGCTATCGTTGACCTGCTCGGGCTTAATGAGCCGGGACCACGGGCTCGGTATCAGATGCCAGAGTATCGTGGACTGATCTATCGTCAGCGTTCCGGTGACTTGGCTGACCTTATTGATAAGAGCAAGCGCATCTACCAGCTCGTAGATCCGGGCGCTAACTTCAATAACTCCGACAAGACTTGGACATTCAGCTCGGGCGCTAAGATCTATATGCGCTACTTCGAGCGGTTCGAGCAGGCAGAGACGTTCCTCCAGGGTCAGGAATTGGCTACTATCTATGCAGAGGAGGTAGGCCAGTTCGAGGATGATAGTATCTTCCGTTATGCTATCTCCCGACTGCGCTCGTCCACAGGCATCAAGTGCTATATGCGGGCTACCTGTAACCCGTCACGTTATCCTTGGCTGCGGGAGCTATTCCGTATCGATGACATTGGTACTGATACTTGCTTCAATGTGGATCTCAAGACACCGGATGGACGTATCTTAACCCGTAAGTTCCAGTTTATCCGAGGCCGACTTACAGATAACAAGTACCTCGGTGACGACTACATGGCTAACTTGCTATTGCAGTCAGAGGCTGACCAAAAGGCACTGCTTGAGGGCAGGTGGGATGCTTATGACTCTGTTGATGGGCAGGTGTACGAGCATGAGCTTGCACGCATGGTTAAGGAGCACAGGTTAACACGAGTACCATATGACCCTGGCGTGCCTGTACATACTTTCTGGGATATTGGTATGCAGGATCTGACAGTGATCCTGTTCGTCCAGTTTGTCGGTAAAGAGGTGCGCGTCATTGATATGCTCAAGGGTAACAATGTGGGTATCGGTGATGGCTTTGTTCCTAAGATATTGCGCAGGAAGGAAGACCTAGGCTATATCTATGCAGGTCATCACCTACCGCATGACGCATCCCAGCGTGACAAGTTCGGTGGTGTTAGCTTGGTGGATAATGTGCGCAAGTACCTTAATGATGTGCATATCCTACCCCGAATCGCACTTGATGCGGGCTTACAGCTCACTAAGCAGATGTTCGTTAACGTTTACATTGACCGTGAGCTAGACCTTTATAGTGACCTAGTAAGGTACAGACGGCAGTGGATCGAGCGTATGGGCATCTATTCGGATGAGCCTGTGCATGACAAGCACTCGCACGCTGCTGATGCCTTCCGGTACATTGCATACTACAGACCCAAGAGCAAGGTGGATATCAGTGACATGGACTGCGTTGTGGCTAGTAATCCGTTTACTTTTAGATAGCAAACGTCTTCAGTTGCTTTCTAAATCCTTGCATGAGCAACACAACTATCGTACTAGATAAGCAGACAATGGAACAGCGTGGTATTCGTCTTGGTCATCTCATTGAGATCCGTGAGCTTGGCTTCTACGGATTCGACAATGATATCATCAACGATATGGTTAAGTATGAGATCTTCCCACAGGTGTATAAGGTCAAGAACAAGCTGTATGTCCAGCGTTCTGTGATCTTTGGCATCGTTGAGACGTTCCTGAAGAATGCCATGACACTGTACAAGGCTGTCGAGGAGACCGAGAAGGTCAAGGCAGAGCTGGCGGAACGCGCTGTCCCTGTGGATGTGCTGACCGAGGTGATGGATGAGGCCAAGGAGCTTGGTATCGAGGATGTCGAGCAGGTGCAAGAGCTGCTTGACGCTAAGCTGGCCAATACTACCGAACCCGAAGCTACTAACTAAATCCTTGCATGATTGATCTAATGGGCAAGATGGGCAAGGACGATGACGCAGATAGCAAGGGCAAGTCCTCAGATAGCGACTTCCTTGAGCTGGTACATACTCGCTATAAGGATACTCAGGCTGTCTGGGAGCCTATCTTTCGGCGTTTCCGAGAGGACCTTGCTTTCGAGCAAGGTAATCAATGGGACGAGGGACTGAAGAGTCGCCGGACCAAACAGAACCTGTCTTGCCTTGTCATCAATAAGATCAGTGCCAAGGTCAAGTACATCGTCAACAATGCACGATCTGCTATGCCTGCGGTTAAGGTCCATGCTATTCGTGATGGTGCTAGTGAGAACACTGCCAAGGTATTCGATGGTCTGATTAAGTCTATCGAGTACCAGCACAATGCCAAGCAGGCTCGCGTACTTGCCCACAAGTCCAATGTGATCGGTGGTCTTGGTGCATGGCGTATCTTGGTATATGCTGATGACGAGGGTAACAAGGAACTCAAGTACGAGCGTGTGCTTGATCCGACTACTATCCTGATGGACCCTGCTGCCAAGGCACAGGATTTCGCGGATGCTGAGTTTGCCTTTGTCATCAACTGGGTGCCTAATGATGTATTTGAGGACCAGTATCCGGATGTGGATACCAAAAACTATGCTCCGGAATACAGTGCTTGGTTCTCCAAGGATGCTGTACAGGTTGTCGAGTATTGGGTTCGTGGTGACGATGGTCTATTTGACCAGTATCTGATATGCGGTGATGAGATCCTCCATGAAGAGACAGAGTATGCAGGTAAGTATCTGCCTATTATGTATCTGACTGGCGAGGAGTATTGCATTGACGATGTCCGTGATTACAAGGGTATCGTCCGTGATGTCAAGGATATGCAGATCCTGCATAACCTTAGCAAGAGCCGTACTGCTGATTACATTGCACGTTCTGCACAGGCGGAATGGCTTGTCGAGGCTGAGCAGGTAAGTGACTATCTGGAGCAATGGAAGAAGGTTAATACTGGAGGATCTGGTCTCCTGCTTTATAACGGGACTTCGTCTGGAGGCAAGCCACAGCGTATTGATCCGCTTGCACCTCCTACTGGATTGATGGAGGCAAGCAAGGAGACAGACGAAGATATCCGGATGACTATTGGTATCCGCGATCCTTTGGCTGATGTGCCATCGAGCCAGTCGGGTAAGGCTATCCAATTGCAGATTAGCCAAGGTAACATTGGTACGTTCGAGTTTGCCGATAAACTGAATGAGCTGGTTCGGTATGAGGGCAAGGTACTCGTTGATCTGATTCCCAAGGTCTACGATTATCCGCATATCCGTGAGATCATGGGCCTTGATGGCAATGTGACCACTGTGCCGCTTAATCAAGAGTACATTGATAATGGCGAGCAGGTGATGCACGATCTTACTCGTGGCAAGTACCTCGTTACGATTAGCTCTGGTGCAAGCTACGAGAGCCAGAGGTCAGAGACTGCTGATAAGCTGGTTGAGCTGGTTGGTAAGTACCCTGATATGATGGCAGTGGCCGGTGATCTGATCGTCCGTAACATGGACTTTGTGGGTGCTGATGAACTGGCGGATCGCTTGAAGGCTGGTATTGCGCCTAACATCTTGGCTGCTAGCAACAGCACCAATGCTGATAAGAGCGAGCAGGCTGTCATGCAATTGCAGGCTCAGTTGGCACAGGCAGCACAGCAGGCTCAAGAGATGCAGGCGCAGTTTGCACAGCTCCAGCAGGAACATGGTGCTCTGCAACAGCAAGTGCAGACCAAGCAGGCTGAGATCGGTGCAAAGGCACAGGCTGATACGCAGGTTGCACATGTTAAGGTACAGGCTGAGACACAGACAATGCAGACCAAGTACGAGCTTGAGCTACAGCTCCAGCGTGAGAAGGCACAGTTTGAGCGTGAGATGGCGCTGCTCAAGATGCAACATGAGCAGAGGCTCAAGGAGATGGAGCTTGGTCACGATGCTAGCAAGACCACATTTGTGGCCGATCATCAGGCTCAATTGCAGACTGCACTCAAGCAAGCGGATGGCGAGCAGAAGCTAGAGCAGATCCAATTCAAGGCTGACGCAGATCAGATGATGCTGGATATCAAGGCTGGTATCGAGGCTGATGCAGATACTGTGGATCACAGGCAGAACCTGCAAATGCTGGCTCTGAACCATGACCACGAGATCGATAAGCTATCGGTGCAGGCTGATAGCAATGCAATGATGGCACAGCTCAATGCCGCTCTTGCCCCTAAGCCCGTGGTCGAGAAGAAGCCAAGGGCCAAGAAGCCTAAGCCTGAGTAATCATGTAGCGTTATTTTAGACTGAGTGTTATTGGTGGCCGCTAGTATGAAAGTATTAGCGGCCTTTCTTATGTCTATAATTGGATAGCACGGTTTACATGGTTACTAAATGTGTTATATGAGCACAGAAAACACTGCACCCGAAGTCGTTGAAGCACCTAATACTGCACCTGCTGATACCAGCTCGCAGGTTGAGCAGGAGACACCAGATACTCCTGTAGTTGAGACACCGGAGAAGTTTAAGCCTTGGGAGATCAAGGAGGAAGAGGAATCCGCTCCTGCTGACAATAAGCGGAAGCCTGCAATCCCTTATGATCGGTTCCGGGAGGTTAATGAGGAGAAGAAAGCGTACCAAGCACAGCTCGCAGAGTACGAAAAGGAGCTTGCCACGTACCGTAGTCGGCAGGAACAGTTGGCCCAGATCAAGACTCCGGCTGACATCAAGATCGAGGACTATGACGATGTTGAGAAGTATCTAGCTGACCGTGATGAGGCTATCAAGGCTGCGACTGTGGCTGATATTGAGAGTCGATTCCAGCAGCGCGAGATCGCTAGGCTGGAGCAACAGCAGAACGAGGCTATCATTGACCGCTTTGGCAAGAATGTCGAGGAAGCTGTCAAGTACAACCCTGACATTGCACAGGCTGTTGGCTTCTTGGATCAGCACGCAGATAAGCTCCATCCAGCAGTCGCTCGTGAGCTGTTGGTCGATGAGAATGCGGCTGAGGTTATCCATGACATCGTCACTAATCAGGAGTTGCTGACCAAGCTGTTCCGCGGTACTCCAGACGATGCTGTGCGAATGATTAACCGTCTGAGTGCCAAGATTGATGTGGCTGCTCGTAGGCAGACTGCCTCCAGTGCTGGCGGTAATGATGTGCCTGTCCCTGCTGCACTGACCACGACTGCTAAGGTTGCACCGAAGGGTATCCCTGTCACTGTCAAGGGTGGCGGCAAGGCAACGACCAAGGACATCGCCAAGATGAACAAGGAAGAGTACCGCGCCTTCAAGCAGAATGGCTATAAGTAAGCAATAGTAGCCATTGGTGCGTTATTGTGGCGTACTAAATGTTGTGCATAAGCTAGTCATCTTGTAAAACTGACTATCCAATTCGTCCTCTCCGTCTGCTCGACTGACTGGATGTACTGAGAGCCCGAGGTTACTTGGAGATGGGTAATCAAGGTAAACACAATACATCCAGCTTGAGATCACAATGCTCATACAGAGCAGAAAGAGAGATATAGAATGTCCGTTACGATCAACTCCCTTATCATCAGCAAGGAATCGCTGGATATCTGGGAAAACAACCTCGTCCTCGCCAAGTACATCGACTGGTCCTACAGTGACAAGTTCGAGCAGAGGATCGGTGCGACCTACAGCATCCGTCGTCCTGTGATGGTGACTGTCACCAAGAATAACCTTGCTTGGAATGCTGCTAACTCGGCAGTGACTGAGACCAAGGTTGCACTGGTGATCGACTCCACTGTGACTGCTCCGATCTCGTTCAATGACGCCGACATGGCTCTGCGTGTTGACCAGTTCTCCGATCGCTACATCAAGCCCTCCATCGCTACTCTGGCTGCCACGCTGGACGCAAGCATTGCTGACGCAGTGATTAACTCCGCTACTGGTACTGCTGGGCTTCAGGGATCGTCTGATCCGGGTACCGTTGGACCGAACTCTGCTGGTTACATGGTTACCTATACAGCAGCTACGGATTCGACCTATGTGACTGCTATCACTCAGGCCCGTAAGGTGCTGATGGATCAGGCTTGCCCGGATGATGGTCAGATCTTCGGTGTTCTGTCCACCTCGTACAATGCTGGACTGGTTCGTGCGCAGGCTGCGCTGTTCAACCCCCTCATGGAGGTTGGTGCTAAGTATCGCAAGGGTCTCATCGGAACCTACGATGGTATCATCTTCTCATACTCCCAGTCGCTCGTTGCTCACACTAACGGTACTGTCAATACGATTGCTATCACTGCTGGTGAGCTGACTTCCGGCTGGGCTGAGACTTCCTCGGTCACTGTGACTGCCACGGCTGGCATCAATAAGGGTGACGTTTACGAGGTCACGGGTGCTTACATCGTCAATCCGCTGACGAAGGTTGTGACAGATACTCCGTTCCAGGTGCAGGTCACTTCGATCACCAACGGCACGACTCTCGTGGTCTCGCCTGCGATCATCACGGGTGGGCAGTATCAGAACGTGTCTGCGACTGTGGTTGGTAAGGCGACTACTCTCAAGGGCGGCACTGGTACCACTGCTGTTGAGTCGCTAGTGTTCCACAAGTCTGCGATCTGTGCAGCTTCGATCGAGATGGTCACGCCGAAGAAGTCCTCTGAGGACATGGTCGAGACGATCAAGGATACCGAGGCTGATGGCTTCCAGTTCCGCTTCCTGCGCTCGTATGACACCTTCGGTACTACTGGTACCTTCGGTGCAGGTGTTCCGGGTATGCTGAGCAGGTTTGATGGTATGTACGGCCTAAAAACTGTACTCCCTGCCTGGATTTGCAGAGTCCGTCCTGTCTAATCAGCTACTTGCTGGATTGGTCAACTGGCCCTGCATCTTCGGATGTGGGGCTTTTTGTTTGTCTATCTAAATCATGGCATGATTAGCTCACTGACTGCCTATGACATCATCCACAAAGCTCTCCGTGTAACTGGTGTCGTTGGACTAGGTGATGCGGTTGATCCACTCGTTTCGCAGGAAGCACTAATGCTCCTTAATGGACTGCGAGCGGAATGGTCGCTTAACGTCAAGAACTACAAGAAGTACGAGCAGACATACACTGCTACCGGAAACAAGCAGTTCATCACGTTGGGCACAGATGGTATCACTCCGGGTGATATTCCTGTACGTCCGAACGATATCACCAACATTACCATCATCAATGGTGCTCCGAACGCAGCGAACAACAACTGGGCATTGCCGATCTTTCCGTATGCGGACTATCGCAATATCACGGTCCAGAATATCTATGCTGTTCCGCAGGCTGCTTACATTGACAACGAGTATCCGTTGCAGAATATCTACCTGTACCCTGGCATGAGTTCTGGCTGGTCTATTCGTGTGATCGGCTCCTCGTACATGACGGACTACGAGAACATCGGTGATCCGTTCATTGATCCACCGGAGTATTTCACTGCCTTGTACCTCGGGCTGGCATTGAAGCTGGCACCCTTGTATGGCAGTCAGCTCAGCGAAGGTGTTGTTCAGCAGGCGCACTCCGCTATCAAGCACATCAAGCACCATATGCTGATTACTCGGCTTGGCGTACTGCCGAACAACCTCAATGGCCACTCTGGTGCTATTAACTTCATGTCCGGCATGGTTGTATAATGCCAAGCAAGACTACAGTCCTTAACCTAGGCAGTAAGCCGTATGCTTCTCCCTATTACTCCATTGGCCGAGAGATCTGCCATAATATGTACTTAGAGTTCGCGCAGTCTGAGGATGCCAAGGCCAAGTATTACCTGCTCAAGATCCCCGGACTCAAGCGGTATGGTGCTGTCGATGAGACCAATCTAGGTGCTTGCCGTGGTATGTTGACCACAGGTAATGGTCGTACCTTCACTGTGTTTGGATCACAGCTATGGGAGATCCTTGAAGGCGGAACTCGTGTGTTCCTTGGTTCTCTGTCCTCATACTCCGGTCCTGTCAGCATGGCCGAGAATGGATATCAGCTAATTGTTGTTGATGGTACTGCTGGCTGGATCTTGAACATGGTAGATAACAACTGGACGCAGATCACAGACGAATACTTCCCCGGCAATGCGCAGGCTACTCAAGCACCTACCCATGTAGCGTACATTGATACCTACTTCATCGTCAATGTGCCTGGAACGACTGATTACTACTACTCCGAGAGCTACTATATGTATCACGATGATGTCAATGATACATCTCGTGATTACGATCCAGCAGTGCAGAACGGATATTGGAATCCGATCAACAGCGGTAAGAAGATCGGTCGTCCGGACAATATCACAGCACTGGCTAATTGCAATAACTATCTATGGCTATTCGGTGCCAATAGCAACGAAGTGCATTACGATACGGGCGATTACAATAACCAGCTATTCGCTAGGTATGAAGGTGCTATCCTTAACTTCGGTTGCAATGCACCTTACTCTGTGGCTACTTATGCCAACAACATCTTCTGGTTGGGTTCGGATGTGTCAGGTACTCTTGGCGTGTTTACCAATGAGGGCATGGCACCAAAGCGCATTAGCACTCGCGGTATCGAGCAGATCATCCAAGACTTCACCAAGTTCACCGACTGCATCTCCTATACCTACGCACAGGCAGGCCATGCTTTCTATGTGATGCAGTTTCCTTACGAGAGCAGGACTTTCGTATACGACCTTGTGACTGATAGCTGGCACGAGCGCACATTCTTGGACAAGAATACAGGTGAGCTGTATGCGTGGCATGGTATGTTTGCAACCCAGAACTTCAACACGCTGATTATGGGCGATGTGGCACATAGCGGTACGTTTGAGCTGGATACGGGCTACTACCAGAACGATGACATGGACAGCGAGACAGGAGTCAACTACATCCGTTGTGCTAAGAACACGCCTATCCTGTTCGTAAACGGCAACAACGTGCGCTATGACTGGGTACAGATCATCTGCAACCAAGGTTACGGCACGGCAGTTAATACGGCAGAAGGAGTTGGTCAGAGCCCTAAAGTGCTATTGGCCATGTCGGATGATACAGGTATCACATACCGTAATGAGCGTGAGGCTCCTCTAGGTAGGATCGGTGAGTACAGCAATCGTAGCCGTGTCCTTGGCTGTGGCATGGGTAGAAACCGTGTGTTCCGCATTACCATGACTGACCCTGTGCCGTTTATCTTGGTCGAGCTGCTCATCAACGCACAAGAAATGACTTGGTAATGAGCAAGCAACTGTTCCCAATTCCGGTTACCACTCCGATCATGCAGAACGCAGGCGGCAACCAGTTCAGCATCACGTGGCAGAAGTACCTCAAGGCTGTTGGCGATGACCTATTGACAGCGAACTTGGTCAAGGATGTCACTGAGCTGGTACAAGATCCTAACTTCCCCTCTGATCCAACCAAGAAGATCAGCGTTCCGACTGGGCTAAAGTACACGATCAACGCCAATATCTGTGCCTGTACGTTCGACAAGACGCTGACAGCGGACAAGGAGATCATCCTTCCGTATGTCAGCTTACTTGCGTTCAAGGTGGACAGCGTGCTGTATCCAGCAGGTACTAAGCGGATCACGGTGCCTGCGAGTACAGCGTTCGTGCAGTTCTGGTACATCGTTGACTTTAACTCTCCGATCTAAATATCGTATATGAAAAAGGTAGGTAACTAATGGCCATTCCCGCAATCCTTGCCGCTGCTGCACTAGCCAAGACAGCAGGCAGTCTGGCTGGAGGTATCGGCCAGTACAATGACACCCAGCGAGGCATGAATGCCTACAAGAACCTTGCTAATCAGGGTGTCAATACCATGCAACAGGGCAAGCAGGAGTCCAATGCTGCCTTTGATCCGTACACACAGGCAGGTCAGACTGGCGTTGCTGGTGCTACAAATGCCGCAGGTAGCTACTTGCAGAACACTATGGCAGGTCAGCCTAACCTAGCAGATACCAAGACAACTGCACAGGGGACGCAGGCTTACCTTGATCCGTCAGCTAACTACTCGACTGACCAAGCTAACCGTGCTATGCAGGCATCTGCGTTGGCCAAGGGTGGTGTTGGTGGTGGTCTTGCTCGTGCGCTGTCTAACAACGCTAGTAAGATGGCTATGACCAACTGGAACAATGCCGCTAGCCAACAGCTTGCCGCCAACCAGCAGAACTACGGACAAGCCAACCAGAACTGGCAGAACAACTTCCAGGCCCAGAATCAGAACATGGCCAACTACCAGAACCTGGCTAACATGGGCTTGTCGGCTACCGGAACCAATCAGGGTCTTCAGCAGCAGTACAACTCGGGCATCAACCAGAACTACCTCAGTCAGGCAGGAGCTATGCAGGGTGGATGGAATACCAAGGGTCAGATCTTCAACAACACGGCTACTGCCTTTGGTAATAACATTGGTGGTGGTATTTCTAGTGTCGGCGGTGCTGCCGCAGGAGCTAAGTAATGGCTGACTTCATGCCACAGAACCCAAATACCGCTGAGGATATGAACAGTATCCTAGGTATGTACAAGACATCCTACGATGCGGCTGATGCTATCCGCCAAAATGAGCGTAAGAAGAAGTTCGAGAAGAGCTTCGCATCGCTCATCAACAATGCGGGTAACCTGAGTCAAGCTGAGTTCTACAAGCAGGCTCGTGAAGGCGAGTTCTCCCCAGAGCAGATCCGTGAGGCTATGAAGTATCGTGAGGATCAGCTCGGTATGCAGAATAAGACTGCACAGGCTGATTTAACCCAGCGTGCTCTTGGTTATGATCCATTGTCCGGTGGTCGTAATAACGCTCAGATCGGTAATACACCTGAAGGTATTATTCCGGGGCAGGTCAAGACTGCTAGCCCTAGCATGGACGGTGCCGGTGCTCCGATTGGACCTACGACTATTGATGCAGACAAGCTACCTAATCCAGCTAACGTAGGACCACGAGCACCAGAAGAGCAGCCTGCTGTGCAGGAGGCACCCGTTGTTGCTCCAGCCGCACAGAATACATCTGCGAAGCTGGATACTTGGTTTAATTCACTGAAGGGCATGAGCAAGCAGGAAGTCAAGAAGGTGCAGGCTGAGGTTGGTCTTACAGGTAAGGATCTTGATGGTCGTCCCGGTAAGCTGACAAAGCAAGCACTGGCGGCATATCTCAAGAAGCAGGCACCTATTGATGAGGCTACTACTACTGGTGGTACCTTTAATGTGCAGGCTCCGGATGCTGGCTTTGTGTCCAAGGGTGAAGAGGCCAAGATGGCTCCGGACAATGTTGGTCCGGACGTATTTGCCCCTGCTCCCGAAGATACCCGTACCTTCGACCAGAAGTTCCAAGACTCCTATAATAAGGACAACTCTCTGGCTGGGCAGGTACAAGCTGGTTCTGCTAATGCTGGAGCTGCTGGTCTATTTGACTGGCAGCCAAAGGATACAGGAACTAACGAGTTCCGCCAGTATCGCAGTGCCCTTGACTCCATGCTCAAGAGCAACGGATTTGCTGATGCTGGTAGCTACCTCAAGCAGATCTACGATCAGGAGCTGCGTGCCAATACTCCTCCGATGCCTAATCAGGGATTGCTGGTTACGGGTGTTGATGGTGTTGCCAAGTATCAAGGTGAGCTGAACAACTACATTGCTGGGCTGGCAAAGGCTAAGGGCGCTGCTGAGGCTAAGGTCATGCAGGCTCGTGATGGCCTAGCTCAGTTCGCGAACAAGTATGGTGTTGATACTCAGACTAGCGAGAAGTTCGGCGCGGATATGGGTGGTCGTAGGGCTGGTGCTGTATCTGGTGCTGGTGTCATGCGTACTCGTGCAGTGTCTGATGCTGAGAAGGCCATTGGTGATCGAACTGGTGCTGCCTATCAAGACATCGCGGCGGCTCGTGACCAGTTCAAGTCAGCTACGGACCCCGAAGCACAGTATTCTGCGGTCATGTCTGCTATCAATGCCAGCTTGAAGGCTGATGGTGCTAGCATGAATGCGGACAACGTAGTCGCTTTCTTGGTGTCTTCGGGCATGGTTCCTCCTGTACGAGCACAGGCAATCAAGCAGTTGATGTCCGAGAATCCCGGTGGCGCGATGGACGCAGTTACTCGCTTGGTCAAGACATCCCTAGCTGAAGGTAACCCTGCGCAGGCGTCCAAGTGGTTCGATCAGCGTATCAATAACGTCCGTGGCCAGCTCAAGCTGGTTGGCTATGATGTGATTGACGGTGCTACTAATGACGCACCCGCAGAGTCCGGTGCCAAGCGAGCATTGAAGGCAAAGGCAAAGGGTGCTCCTAAATCCAATGACCGTAGTGGTGGAAGGAAGCTATAATGCCCGTAAAGAATCTGTTGAACAAGGTCAGTGAATCTGGGTACGGTGGACTGTCAGAGGCGGAGTTTGATACGCTGAAGCAGTTCACTACCGCCAACCCACAGTACAAGCCGCTGTTCAATAAGGTGTCTGACAGTGGTTTTAGTGCTCTATCCGACAAGGAGTTCGAGAGTCTGAAGGGCATTCCCACCACTGCGCCAGCACCTGCTCAGGAGCGCCCTCTTGAAGATCGTGTGCGTATCACTAATAAGGGTCCACTGGACGTAGCAAGTGACATCTATGGTGATGTGCGGGGCGGTATGTCTGTGCTTGCATCGCCTGTTGTAGGTGCCTGGAACACACTCACAGGATCGAAAGGGAGCTTGAATGACCTGTCTTGGCAGAAGTACAAGGATAATGTAGCTGCTGCTATAGACCAGGGGCATGAGGGAAGGGGCGTTCCGGGGCTTATTGCTGATCCTATGAACGTTCTAGGTGGTCCATTAGTTCGCGGTGCTACTGCTCCGTTTGTTCGGCTAGCTCAGACATCGCGTGTGGCACCGCTCGTATCAAGAGCTGCCCGCCTAGCAGAGACTCCTGTTGTAGGCGTGCCTCTTCGTGGTTTTGCGCGGGGTGCTGCACATGGTGCTGTTGTAGGCGGTGCCTCATCACTCGACCCTACTGTAGACTATAACTTTGCACAAGGTGCTCTTGGTGGTGGCCTGTTTGGCGGTGCTCTTGGTGCTAGCGGTGAACTACTGCAATCCAGCGCAAAGGCTAACTTCCCGGGCCTTAACCTCAATCGGCCTAACCGTAACGTGCCACTGGAGACGCGCCAATACGTTGCAGATAACCTAGACGAGATCCTGCAACCTAAGAAGTTGACAGAGTGGTGGCCCGCTAATACGGCTGCTTTAGAAGCACGAGCTGAGGCCCGACTAGACCAGATGAGCGGCAAGTATGAGGCAGGACTCCAAGCTCTTGATGCAGCTCACCCTAACCTTACAATTGATCTACGAAACGTAGAGAAGTCCGCTAATCGACAGGCAGTAGCAGATCTGTCTAACTTCGACACACCTTATCTCGATTACAGACCCGATATCGCGGCTGGCTTTGCCTTACCCTCGACTAGCTCCGAGCTTATTAGTCAGGTGTACGGTGGTATGCGCGGCTCAAAGATGGCTCAGCTCCGTAAGGGCATGACTGGCCCAGAGCGAGTAAATGGCGAGTTTGTGATGGGAAACATTGACCCGCTAGCTCGCGTAAAGAGCATCAATCAGGAGCTTAATCTAAACCAGAGGGCGCATCCCGTGCTATCGGGCCATGCACCAGCTAGCATAGAGGCTAGACGGTTCCAGCCGCTAATGAGCAAACTTGCTGACGATCCTACAAGTATTGGCCGTATTATCCGCGCTGAGAACCAAGCTGTGCAGGATGCTACAGCCGCAGCACGCACCTATATACCTAGCATAAGAGGCACTGCCCCGTTTACGCATAACCTGCGCGAGCGTGCATTTGCTCAAGGTGTAGGTGTAGGTGAGCTGAAGGCCATGGAGACAGCAATCAACGAAGAGATGGCTAATAGGGTTACTCCCAAGGAGCTATCATTGATGCGTTCTGCTGCTACTAGGCCGGAGTATTACAGAGACCCCTCGGGGCAGGTGCAGGATATCAAGAAGATTACGGGACTGTCGGCTAGGGATGCTGCTAATCAAGTGCTTGAGTCCTACCCAGAATACTCGAAGGCTCTTGGACTTGAGAAGAGAGCACCGAAGGGGAAGGTAATCTCACAAGGCAATGTTAAGGAACAGTTTGCACTTGATAAGGGATTGCTCAATGTGCTTGCGCATCCAGGTAGGACTGGTCTACAGCACCGACTGAACCTTGGATTCACCAATCCTGCCGTAGAGCATACTTCTGTGCAGAGTGCCAAGTACCTTGCAGGTGAGTTGATGAAGCGTGGGCTCATCAGCGTACCTACGGCAGTAGGTGGTGCTAGGCTGCTCTTCGGTGTACCTAGCAGAGATGAGCAGTAAGCAGCAGGTTAGTGCATCGCTAGTTTTACGACACAGTAGACGAAAGCGAGTGCTCCGGGTACAAGAATAAGCAGGCAGAGCGCGAGCAGCAGGTTGGATGTAACATCCCGCTCTGCCTTCTCGCGCTCTTTATCCGCAAGGTACTCCTCCTGAGAGGGACCGTTATCGAGTGCAGCATATGCTCTGTATGAGGAGTCAAGTACGGTGTAAGGCTGATTGCTCATCAGATGCCTGCCTTTGCCTGTGCTACGAGTTCTGGGTCAATGAGCGACTGCTGCCATGAGGACATGTTACGGATGCGCTGGAAGTTCTTCTCACGGGCAATCCGCTCCTGGAGCAGCCTACGAGCAGCCTCTTCCCGTTGCAGCCTTGCAACGATGGCTTCCATGTCGTCCGGATCGTGTGTGTTGCTCATGTCTTAACAATACAGCAATTTTGTGAGGATGTCAAGAGCATCCTTGGATTTAGCAAGAATCTAAATCATCAGCATGAGTGGACTAATGCCTGCATATCTTCTTCGCGAGTGGACCAATGACGGCAAGCTAGCCTCTGGTGGTACTCTGTCATTTTACATCAGCGGCACAACAACGCCCAAGACAGTGTACGCTGATGCTGCTCTGACCATCCCGCTACCCAATCCTGTTGTGCTCTCGGCCAGCGGATCTGCGGTCATATTCTTAGGTGCGGGTGCATACCGTATCCATCTGAAGGACAGCACAGGTGCTCAGATTGCACCACCTGTGGATGGTATCCTTGGTGATAATGGTGGGGCAGCAGAAGGTAGCAATCTATCCTACGCCTTTGTCAAGCTGTACAACGACTTGCGGACACTGACATCTGTACCGGATGTTGTCTACGTGTCTGGTCGGCTAGTAGAGGGAGATGGCGGACAGGGTCTGTTCCAGCTTTTGACCACAGGCACAGGTGGTCTTGTTGATGATGATGGCATTATCCTTACATCTGCCTCCGGTACTCACGTATACAAGCGTATCTTTGATGGGTACGTGGACCCACAGTGGTATGGACTCTCCTATGGTGTAGCTAGCAACCAGTCCGTATATCTGCTCAAGGCACTAGCGGCATCCATCCAGTACAACTTCCCAGTGCTGGTAGCTGGTAGCGTATACCTTGCGCAGAACGTCACAGTACCAGCACATGCTAGTCTGACATTCACAGACGATGGGTTCCTTGTTGCCGCCACAAGCATCAATGTGACTTTTGCTGACGACTCCAAGCTAGTTTGCTCGGGGCGCACGTTTGGAACATACATCCACCCGCTAATCGGTAAGCGTGTCATTGATACGATTAAGCTGAGCTATATGGGTGACACATCAGCAGACGCTCGTATGGATAAGCTCCTACTGGCATCACCGTCACCCGATCAGCCCATTGAGATTGATGAGAGTGTCAGCATCCTAGCGAGCACTTGGATCGTGCCTAACATACTCCGTTTTACGAACTCCGCAGTTGTGACTTTCACGGGTACGGCTGGGCTGGTTTGGGTTAGCAAGTACCTTGAGGTACAGGCTATTAAGTTGTTCCAGATCAACTCGACATCATCCAATACATTTGATTTTGGCGATAGCTACGCCTACCCAGAGATGTTTGGAGCTATTGGTAATGGTGTAGCTGATGACAGTGCTATCCTAGCACTCACGCTCAATGCAGCTAAGCGCGTCCGGTTGGTTGATAATAAGACATACCTGTGTGCCAGCAACATATCATTCGCTGACGCACAGATCAAGGGTGCAGGCACAATCTTGCTCCCATCGACCGTGACACTTACCTGCTCGTCGCTGGAGCTTGATGGCGTAACTGTATCTGCGCTTGGTCGTGTGACGCTCGCCAACACAGCCACTGTTACTGGGTACGTTAGTCTCGGTGATTGGACACTTAGTACATCAGCACCTTTGCTGACATGGTACGAGGTGTACGACCCATCCGGTGAGGTAAGATACGGATCTGCCAAGCAACAGACGATTGTTGCCAATAAGTTCAGCGCAGGGTCAAATGATGTGCTTGCTGTTGGTCGTGTCGTAGTGCTTCCGGGTAATGTGACTCTTGGTGCTCCTTGGGTCATTGCTGATGTTCTTGTGACCAACAATGCGGCTATCACGGATCTGTATACAGCAGGCAGTGCATACATCAACAGCACCACGATTACCAATCGCGCTCTTGGATCTGCTTATGTTACGCCAGCCCTTATTGATGCCAGTATACCAGATGCTATCTGGGCAGGCGCTATCGGTACAGGTGCTCGTGGTGAGATTATACCTGTTGACTACGCTATCGAACCCCTAGCACCAACAACAGACTACACGTACAGTATCGGTGGACTGTCGTTCTACCCTAACGCGCCTACCATTGATGACTTTACTGCATCTATTGTCCCGATTACCCGTAATATGTCCAACATACGGTGGACTCTGTCCATGTCCGGTGCTGTTATACCGCTGCTGTCTAACGTCCCAGCAACTATCACCATTACGGCTGTATCTGATAGATTCAAGCGCATCCTTGGGTTGTCTACAACTAGGTACCTGTATAATAGGTATGTTGGCAGGACATTGGATATCGGCAATGCGGCTGATGCTATTGCAACATCCTATACTGTTAACCCACCATACCTAGTGTCGTGTGCCTTCACCTCGCCTTATGTGCTCACATTCAAGTTCTATGATAAGAACCTAGGAAATAGAGGCCCCAGTCCTGCCTTCACAGGTAATACGCCTAACCCTGAGATGGGTTGGATCGACATCTTCGCGGAGTGGTTGCCACCAAACTCGGGAACGATCCAGAATATGCGCTACGTGTTCGGGACGGAAGGTAATATCTACAACAACGGGCCTGCTGTATAAAGTGGCAGTTATCTAAATCCACCACATGAGCAACATGACGCTACCGTGGTTCCTGCAACGCTTTACCTACCCGGACGGAAGACCTCTCTCCGGAGGTAAGGTGTACTTTTATGTGGGTGGTAGCACTAACCTGCCCAAGAACGTCTATACCGATCACATCAATACTCTGCCCATTACTCAGCCGTTGATCTTGGACAGTGCTGGTGT